GACTGGAAAGATTCTGATGTGTGGGAGTACATAAATTCGGAGAATATTCCTACTTGCGAACTTTATCAGTGGGGGTATTATCGTGTTGGTTGCATTGGTTGCCCTATGGCTGGAAAGAAAAGATACAAAGCATTTGCAGATTTCCCAAAATATAAAAATTTGTATATCCATGCATTTGACCGGATGGTTAAAGAAAGAAAATCAAAAGGTTTACCGTGCCAATGGAAAAAACGGTAACGATGCTTTTTTGCGGTGGATGGATGATGAAAACATTGAGGGACAAATGGATATATTTGATTTTATTGGAGGTAAATAACACCAGACAGCCGATTATCATTCGGTAGTCGGTTGTCGAGAAAGGAACGAAATGAAGAAAATATTATGCTTAATTCTAATTTGCATTTTCTTGGTCGGTTGCTCCAATGATGTTTCGAACAAAAGCAGTGAGCCACAAGAAGAAATCACATATACTCACGAAGATGTGGACGCAACTATCACTTACATAGATATGCGGAAATGGTTTGCCATTTGTCCACGCTGGCAGTGGGAAATATCGGTTGAATATGATGGACTGACTTATGAGGAAGACGATTATGCAAGCGGAATGATGAATGAGCCGAGTTTCGCTGACAGTCAAAAAGGAGATTCTGTGACTGTAGAAGTAACAGAAAAATATGTTAACGGAAAACTGGTAGACCGATATATATCTGGAATTGAATAGGGAGAAAGGAAGAAAATATGGGGTGACAATAAACAGTAAAAATCACAGTATTGACTTGAGTTATTCTGGATTCTATCGTCTTCGAAAAAAAGTAGCGGAGTTAACTAAGCCGGACATCTATGAGCATTATAAAATGCTTAACGATGGGAGCTATGCATTAATAAAAATTAAAGGAAATGAAGATTTTTTCGCATGGTATGACAGAAAAATTGAAGAACTGGATAAAAAGTACGATGGAAAATATTCTGAGGTTCTCGATTTCTTATATACAAGTGATTGTGACGGAGAAGCAGATGCAGATCATTGCAAATCCGTATATGAAATCATAAAAGATTACGATGATGATATTTGCTACGGGTATTGTGGACGCTCGGACTGCGCAATGTTCAAAGATTTTAAACAGTTGATAAAAGATGGTGCGGATACAGGAACTGGGATTGAATGGTATTAAGAAAGGAACGAATTATGAAATTAACAGGAATAGCAAGAGAAGATTTAGAAGCGAAAGGTTTGGTGTTACCAAATAAACTTGAACTTGAATACAGAGGAACGGAAATCCCAGACATTTATGCAGAAAGAATCGGCAGAAAGAATGTTGAAACCGGAAAATTCGAATCATTCTTCAAGGTTGATGCTGAGAAAGACAATACAGTGGAATTTGATAGATTCCGGGAGAACGTAACATTACTGGAAAAAGAGCATATCGTCTTTAGTCGAGAAACGCGAGAAGAGAAGAATGTGATTGACTATTATGTTCCGTATGATATCCAGGAGAGCAGTAAGAATAGACCGACAGTGACTGATGAATTTCCGGAGAGTGGCTATCTGGCAGAAGGTTATTATGAGTGTGAATACGAGTTACTTCTGACTTGCGGAGAGGCAACCAGAAGACTTGTAATTCCACAGAGAACAGTCAATGTTCCGATGATTTCATTGCTGTCGAACATCGAAGATGAAATCAGAGATATTTTGGATGGTTTCCCAGATGAGGAGAACAATTTTGCTGATGTGCTGGAATTAGTAGACGAGCATTATGAAATTAAGATGTTTGATGAATACGGTATTCCGGGAAACATCGAGATTAACCATGCAGATGATTTCGTGAACATGATTGTTTCAGCTAGACAGATTAAGTGTGAATTCAAGTTCGGAGAATAGTAATGGGATGCAGATATGAATGCAAAAAGTACGGAAAGCAGAGGTTCAAATGTTGCATAGAATGCGAGCATTACAAATACTGCAATAATCGCAATAGTGTGTGCGATAGAATACATTTTCATGAATACATGGAAAAATGCCCGGATTATGTAAAGGAGGATGAAGATGAGTAGAGGATTTGATGTTGGTGATCGTATTGTTTGCATCTCATCTGGTATAGTCGGTATTTGCACAAAAATATACGTTCCGACAGCTTGTGGAGAACAGACTATGGTCAGAACAGATGACGGAAGAATGTATCATGCACCATCGGGTGAATGGAGAAGAGTTGGTGATGCATCTATAGAACAATTTTGGAAAAGTATTGAACGGACACCAGTACTGGAATCACTTTTCAAAGAATTGGAGGATTATGAATATGAGAATAATAAGTCAAGGCGGTCATGCAGATCTGCCATATGAAAGAACACATCTTTGTTCAAATACAGAAAATGTAATGGCAAGATGTGATGGAAAAGAATACTTAATGGGAAGTTACGCTACACACGAGAAAGCTATTAAGACTATGGAGATGTGTAGAAGATATTACGATAACAGATCTTCTGTAACGGAACCCAAAATTTTCCGGTTCCCGACAGACGAAGAGGTGAGAGTATGAGCAGAAACAGATCATTAGAAGAAATACAAGAAGACATTAGAACGCTGACAAGAGTACCGTCAGAATTTATCCATGCGAAACTGGACGAATTGGCAGAAGAGATTGTGGAGTTAGCAAAACCAAAGTGGATCCCATGTAGTGAGAGATTACCAGATAGAGAAGCTCTTTGTTGCGACAGAATCGGTTATATGCTTGTTGGTTACGTAAAAGAAGAAAATGGAAGATACATTGCTGAGACAGATGATGATTATTTAATTTGTGCTGCATGGATGCCGTTGCCGGAACCATACAAGGGAGAATAAAGAGATGAAATATAGTGAAAGATTAAAGCCGTGTCCATTCTGCGGTAAGAAAGCAGAATTTAGAACAAATACAACTGGAACGAACGGTGAAAATTTCAAGTATCGGTTTAACATTAGATGCAGAAATTGTGGAATGAATTCATCACATATCTATGGTGTGGAGATAACTTTCAGAAATGGCGATTTCGTAATAATCGAAGATGAAAGAGATAAGGCTGTTGAGGAATGGAACAGGAGGGCATGAGATGGGAAGACTGATTGACGCGGATAAGTCGATACTCCACTTGAATGATTATGCTTTGCAAGAAGCACCGTTCGGACGCAATGATAGTGAAAATCAGAAAGAAATCTACGAGACAATACAAGAGTGCATGAAAGCGGTAGAAGAACAGCCGACAGCATTTGATGTGGAGAAAGTTGTAAAAGAACTTGAAGATTTAAAGATGCGCTACTTTCTGACACTGGCAAACACTGGTGATGCGGATAAGGATTGTGCTTATTTTAATACTGCAAATGCTATTGATAAAGCCATTGAAATTGTTAAGCGAGGTGGAAGAGATGAGGAATAAAGAGAAGTACGCAAAGGAGATTATGAATATTGCTTGTAGTGGAGATAGCATTGCCGTGATGAAGAAAAGTGGGCGTGTCGTTTCGTGCAATGGAACTAAATGCAGTCTATGTTTGTTTCGTGATGGTGATTGCAGTAAAGAGAAGATAAGGGAATGGGCTGAATCGGAGTATACTGAAAAGCCAGTGATAAACAAGAGGGATAGGGAGTTTTTGGATTATCTCAGAGATAGATGGAAATACATGGCGAGAGATAATATATCAAATACAGTTTATGTATTTACGAAAATTCCAGAGAAAAGCGAAGTCGGACATTTTGTTTACACGGGCGAAGCAAGAAGAATTTCTAGTGACTTCAACGTTGTTTTTCCGATGGTCAAATTGTCAGATTCCGAACCGTGGCTTATCAAGGACTTGAAGCAGTTGGAGGTAGTTGAGGAATATGAGTAGAGAAATACTTTTTAGAGGAAAACATATTCATGCAATGGATAGTAACGAGCATCTCAATGGAACATGGGTGCATGGCTATCTTAGTGACAAGAATTATATCTACGATAAAAGTCTCGAGGGTGAATTTCTGGTTGATGAAGATACCATTTGCCAGTACACAGGACTAACCGACAAGAACGGAAAGAAAATCTTTGAGGGAGATGTCGTGAAAGATAGTGCTGGTGTTTGTGGAGAGGTGAAATTCGGATTGTACGCAGCCGGATTTAGCATTCCAGATACTAACCAAGGGTTTTACATTGAATTTCCGGAAAAAAGTCTGTACAGGGAAGAACTTGGTTATTGGAGAAACAAGATTGTTGTAGTCGGCAATGTATTTGATAATCCGGAATTATTGGAGAAAGCGAAAGGATAATGGCGATATGAAAAAATACATATATATTATGATTGCGGTTGCTTTTGGATGTTTAAATGCGAATATAATACGCTGGCCGTCTCATAATATAGCGATTGATATTATTGGTGTAGCAGCATTAATTGGTGCGGTCGTATTCATGACAATGTGTACATGTACAATAATAGAAGAATCTTATGAAGCAGCTATGCGGGAATATATCGATAAAGTCACTGATGAAATTTCAACCCTTGAAGTAGAAAATGAAATATTAAAACAGCGCTTGAAGAAAAAGGAGATAACAGATGAACGCAAATAAATATCAGAAATTAGCAATGAGAACAAATGACGGGAAAGCAAGCGACAGACTGATCGGGAAGATGCAGGAATATGACATGAAGTTTTCCAGTGAACAGAGCAATAAGGAGAGTGTTGATATCGGCGGTATCTTCAATGCGTGCCTGGGGCTGTCCGGCGAAGTTGGTGAATTTAATGATATGATTAAGAAATGGGTATTTCATGAAAAGAATTTGGACATGGAACACGCAAAGAAAGAAGCTGGTGACATTCTCTGGTACGTAGCAATGCTGTGTGAATCGTTTGGTTGGAATATGGAAGAGATCATGCAGATGAATGTAGATAAGCTGATAGCCCGATATCCAGGAGGATTCGATGTGGAAAGAGCAAATCATAGAGCAGTTGGTGATGTGTAAACTTTTTTTGAAAAGTCCTGGGAAATTTTGCGTTTTTAGAGGAAATTTTCAGCTCCGAAAAATTCGCCAAAAAAAGATCACACCTCAAAAATAAAATAGGGCAAAAATCTGGACGCCGGAATTTCATTCAATTCTGACGTCCTTTTTCTGATAATTGATATATGGTTGTGCCTTGCTGTTATATGCCTGTAAACGGCTGTAGTGCGATTTGAGACGGTGTAATTGATGAACCTATAACTTAATCACATACGGCATCAAAACGCTTTAGAATGGTTATAATTAGCTTCATGATAACACGCTTGTGTGTGCCTGTAAATAGGCTGAGCGAATCTTCCCGTCTTTAACCGTATGCGCACCGATACGCATAAACACCAATAAGCCGATAGCAGTACATTGTCGGCGTTGGCTTCGCTTTAATATATATATACTTCTGCGGTGTTTGGCGTTACTTTTATGAACTGCTCCGGCTCTTTGATCTGTAAATCTGATATTGGTATAGGATCGCCGTCCTTAACCTGTATGCAAGTAAGTTGTAGAGCGTTATCTAGCTTTGTTGATCTGGTCAAGATGTGCTGCAAGTGCGACACTCTACCAGATAGAGACATAATCGGCGCATCGTTCCAATAAATATAATCACGCTCGCCAGTCCGGACTGCTGTATATAATGTCGCCCATGCATCACGGGCGATATTATCTAGCCTGTCAATTTCTTCAAATGTCTGCTTGCCCTGTATGGCTTCAATTCGCATCTTGCGCGGTGCTTTGCTTATGGTTTGCGTTTGCATCTGCCTAACTCCTTTCGTATACGGAAAAAGCCGGAACTTGTCCGGCTGTGTGTTTTATAGTTGTTCTCTTAACTTTTCGACTGCTTGTGCCGTCTCTTTCCAGAAAGAAATATTCTTTTTAGCGTTCGGTGTCTTGCCTTCCATGCTTTCCCATAGTTTTAATTCTTCGGAGATCCGGCCAGAAGTTAATTCTAAATATGTATTTATCTGGCTGGCTTCCCGATCTGTTAATACAATTGTTTTCATGTTGCACCGTCCTTTCTAGTTTAATGTCTTGTTGATTGCTTCCGCTAAATGTGGGAATGCTTCTGTGATTTCTTGAATGCTATCGGCGTAATAATCGCCGACTATTTTCCCGAAAATATAAATATTTCCAGTGTAAAAGCATCCAAGATCATTATAATAAATATCTAATCTTGTAGCCTGTTCCTTCTTGTCTTCATACCACATATCAATATTAATCATCTTTAAAACCCCTTTCTTTAATTTTTACAAAACCGCTCCGGGGCAATGCTCCCCGGTACGCTGACAGCGGTGATTTTAATTTGCTTCTTGAATTAGAATTGTTATAGCTTCGTCAATAGTGTGTTCCATGTACCATTTCAATGGTTTTTTGCAAGCTCTTGCGACTGCGAAATCTTCGCCTATTTCATATAATTTTTTGCGAACTTCTAAAAAATTCTTTTCGCAAATATTAAGTTTTTCACGGTTCGTCATTGCCATATCTTTTCCCATTTTTTCTTATCCTTTCTTGATGTTAGTTCTCCCAAGATCGTTTTTTTATATCCTTTTCAAATATAGTATCTTTCTTTTCTTTCTGTAATTGTTCAAAATGCTCTATAGCTTTCCGCCGTTCCTTGCCCGGATATTTAATGGTATTGATCAACTCTTCGTAACCATCAACTAAATTCACGGAATAGAAGAGAATATAATAATAAACTTTGTCCTGGTATTTCTTTTCCCGGTATAGCTTTATTTTATGCTTTGTTGGTGCTGTCTTGATAAAGTTATATCTTTCTGTTAGTGCGTTCTCGTATGCTTTCAGCTGTAAAATAACCCTTTCAAGCTGTTCAATGTCTTTCTGCGCCTTGTCGAAATAGTGTAATATATCTTTTTCGGTGTGTAGCTTCTCCGGGTGCTGCTCGTAAATCCTTATTGTTTTATCGCTCATTTCCTTGTTATAATTCCCGTAGCGCGTGAATAATTCTTTCAAGAGATTTTCAGACTTTTCAAGTGTGCAAGTGTCCATATCAGGACACCCGCAACACAGTATTTTTTTTACACAAATTTCTTTCATGCTGTCTTTTCTCCTTTCAAGATTTCGGTTGGGTCAACTCGGAAAATAAAAGCGTGTCTAAACTTGCTGTAATATCCGCCGCGATCCTTCATTGCTTTATTTTCTGCAAGATATTGCTCTCTTGTGAGTGTCTCGTTGATTCTTACAAGCCAGAGTTCCGAACCGTCTCTTGTATCTTCTCCATGCGTGATCTTGTAGCTGATGCCGTCCGTCTTTGTCTCGATCTGCTCCGGCTGTTGCTGTTTGTTCTTCTTGCTGGATGCCTTAACGCTGGCTTTCTTGTTCTTGATTCTTGCCGTTTTCGGTACAATCTTAACTTCTGCGCCATTATCTTGGCAACATCCGAAGTAATAAAAATCAACGTCGAAATAGTCAATCATGCCGTCGCAATCTTCAGAATTATAAGATTTCACGAAGGCGTCAACATCTTCAATGACCGATTTTGTTACGTCGTTCAAAATGTGTGCGTATTTGCTGTTAGACTCTTCAATAGTTTTTTCTTTTTCTTCTGCTGATGCGTTCAAAAAGTTTATTCTGTTTTCGGTGTTGTAATCCCACATAAATAACCGCTTTGAAATTTCTTGAAAATCGTCGTTGTTAAGTTCTTCGAATGTCTTATAAATCTCTATTGGGCTTTCTTTTAATGTGACGTGCAACTCTTGACACATTGAAGCATAAGATGTGCGGACGCTGAATTTGTAAGTTGGATATTTTTCTTTCACGTATGCGCGGACGATCTGAGCAACTTCTTTCAGTGATCTGTTCCAATCGTGGTTACTTCCTTCCCATCCGAACATAGTGTAAAACTGTGTTCTTGTGCTGTCGGCTGTCTCTTTAATCTCTTCGCCTGTCTCGGCTTCTTTTTTGTTCTTCCAGATCTGAAAGAGTGCGTCATATTGCACGTTAATTTCTTTCATAACCTCAAGATCTCCGCCGTTATCCGGGTGATTCTCTTTTAATAATTTTTTATACTGATTTTTAAGATCGTCATAAGATTTTACAGATTTGAAATATTTTGCCATTTTCTTTTACCTTTGTTCCTGGTATAATGGAACTGCCTTTCTTAATATTGTTTTGATTGGTGCCGTTGGTTGCTTTGGTAGAGTGTCAACGGCTTTATTTATATGTTTCTGTCTCTCCGTCCCATGTAATAGAACATGGACGATCTGGTTGAGCTGAGCGGATCATGTATGATCTTGTCGCCCAACTTGAAAGTTCTGCTACAAATAAGACTATTAAAATCATTTTTTTCATTGTTCTTTTCCTCCTTATTCTGAAATTAAATACACATGGAAGTTATCGCCGGAGCAGTCAACTAATTCGACTACTCTATAGTTCAATTCTTCTGGGATTGAATCACGCCCGTTATACTGTGCTATGATTTCGCCATTATCCCAGATGTACATATTTCTATGCTCTGATGTGATTAATAAGAGTTCGATTAGTTTCATGTTCTGACCTCCTGTGATTGATTTGTTATCTCGTTGCTATGGTTATATAATACACGATATTACGCACATATACAATTGGCGGAATCAACAATATTACGCACATATAATCATGGCTATTTTGTGCAATAATTATTACGCACATATTTATTGAATAAATAACGCACACATGTTATAATATAGAAAACGAAATGGAGGTTTAAGAATATGCCGGAATATACAGAAGAACAGAAAGCAGCTAGACAAAAAGCCGTTAGAAATTATGAGAAAAATAACTATAGATTAAACATAGTATTTCCAAAAGGAACGAAAGAAAGGATAGAAAAACTAGGACTTAATAAAAGCAACAGCGCATTCATTAGGGATACGGTGCTTTCCAAATTAGATGAATTAGAAAAGATATTAAAATAACGCACATATAAATATTGACATTATTACGCACATATAATATAATAATACTTGTAAGGAACAAACTTACAAGTTGCCAGTGGCAAGCTGGAGAAAGGAGAAAAATGAGTAAAGACATGACAATGACAGAAATTGCAAGGCTGATCGAAGGTCTTAGATCAGCCGGATGGGAAGAAAAGAAAATCAATGATTTCTTACTTTACATTGAAAGCGGAACAGAAGAGTATAAGCCAAAAGAAGACAAATAAAAAGAGCCGTATAACAACAGCTCAGACACACAAGAGAGGGCGGAACTTGCCACCGCTCTCGAGTAAATTAATTATAACATTCCAAGGAGGAAAAGACAATGGATTTTATGGATGAATTGGAGAAAGAAGAAGAAAAAAGATTTATGTTAGAAAAGTTACATGAACAAAACGAGGGTGAAGAACTAAATATTGAATCTACTTACGAGGAAATAGAAAGCGAGTATAACGAAATGTTGGACAATCTTGAAGGAGCTGCATATGATATGTATCCTAATGGTCGAGATTACGACGCAGAAAATTTTGATGATTAAGGCAAAGGCAGTCAATAACGGCTGTCTTTTTCTGTGCCTGGTTTCCAAAAATTTACAAAATGTAACGTTACATATAACGCAACAACTAACGCAAAATTTAACGTTAATTGCTCTATATCTTATATCTTATTCTATAATCTATATTATAATAATACAGTATATTATAAGCCTATACAGTAGAGGTATATATTTAATAATTATAGTTATATATAATATATACAAGGGCAGAATATATTTTAAAATTTATTATTGACATATGAGTGTAAAGAGGTTAATATATTAACCAGACAAAGCGAATAGGCAGTATATAGCCAGATTATAATATATACAACTCTTGGTAGTCTTATCAGACCGTGACCCGTTGCAAAACGTATTCTTGCAATTGGTGGCGGTCTTTTTTTATTTATATTTTAGTGTTGGAGGTGATCAGGATGAAAGATAATACAGTAACTACAGCAGATGGAGTGGAAGTATATACAAGTGAAGTATCAGAGATTGTAGATAGATATATAGATGATTTGGAAGATATAGACAGTATATACACCTATGAAGTATTTACAGATCTATTGTTATATATTTCTGATAATATGACGCCTCTTGATAACTACAATGATATTACGGTATTAGATAATCTATTTAATATATACAAGAGATTATGTAGTAAGTATAGAGTATTACCAACACTGTATGATTTTAGCATGATGATTAATATAGATCCTAGTACTATAACTAGATGGATGAATGGAGAAACAAGGGGCGGGCTAACCTCTGAACACTGCAAGACGGCTAAAAAATGGAAGCAGTATTGCGCTGGCAGATTGGCGTCAAATTTGAGCAATAGCAAGGGAACGGATGCCAATAAGATATTCATTGCAAAAGCAGCTTACGGCATGGCAGAGACGAAAGCAGTAGAGCAAGAACAGATCACCGGAGCTAGAAAGACGGTCGAGCAGATAGCACAGGACATTGGAGCGGACGAGTTGCCAGACTTTGGAGATCAGGAAGACGATGCAGACGCATTCGATTTCTAAACAATTCGATGAATAATCAGACAACTGATTGAATTGTACAGAACGACATGAACGCATCAAAATATAAATACTGATTGATATAAAACCATACACTGAAAGAGATATATCTATTAAACAAACAGTTATTTGTTGTATAGATACATATGTTCGAGCGGATAACAGGTAATTTGATGCGTTTATATGGTACCGGGGGCGGGGGTCTACAGAGAAAAGGACCCGGGGTGCTTCTAACCCCCCAAAATAACGACCAAAAACAAAAAGGCCCTTTATCAACAACACCTATCAGGAGGAATTCTTAATGAGCAATATTTTTGATGGACTCAATTTTATGAAACCGACATATTTAGTCAAAACAGACAAGGATGTATATCGCATACAGGCCAGTACCTGTTCAATAGATACTGATTTGAAAATCATTTGCTTTTACGATAAAGGATCTGTACAGGCTATGTTTCGGGTGGATGATGTAAAAACTTTTTATAGAATTTTCTGATGGAGGAAGAGATATGTTGATTAAAATCACAGCAATATTCATTTTTTTGACAATAGCATTCACAATAATCGGAAAAGCCTATTGTAAATCGCTGAATGATACTCATAAGTTATTATTTAGCATCGGTCATCTTACAAAAGGCGAACAGATATTTCTCTTCATCGTGGCTGCCATTTACTTTTCGACTTTCCTGTCGGTAATTGCAACAGCATTCTATATGATTTTCAAATTTTTGTAGATTCTTAGGAGTTTTGGTGATGGGTGAAAAAGATAAAAATTGCAGATATGCGCTGATCGCAGATGATTTGATTCCGGATATTTCTGGAAGACTTGTTGTTGGTGATGATATCAAGATAAGCAATGGAGAAAAAGATAATGAGTTCGAAGTATCACTAAGTTTCGATGCAGGGTCTTTGAAGAATACATCTGCTTGGAAAATTTTGTTTGGTTCGAATAACTGGCGAAAATATCACGGTTTGCCAATGAGGAGAAGAAAATGGTTAAGACGGTAAATATTCTTGGAACTGAATACAGAATTGAAGTCCATAAACGATCAGAAGACGAATGTATGAGAAAGAACGGTGCTGATGGATATTGTTCAGATGACGGAAAGCTTATAGTAATCGCTGATACTTCTGAAAAAGAATCGTTCCCTGATATGACAGATATCGAGCAGTCTGCATATCGAAAGAGATTGCTGCGACATGAAATTAAACATGCATTTTGGGACGAATCTGGATTGCAGCATTGTTCCAGTGTTCCGATGGGTGCATGGGCGAGACATGAAGAAATGGTTGACTGGATAGCAATTCAGTTTCCAAAAATCATGAAAGCTTTCCAGGAAGTTGGTGCGCTATGATTAAGGTATTGAACAGATTATTTTGTAAACATGAAAAAGTTCTTCCGGCCGGAACGATTCTTGTAAAACAGAAGGATGGCTCATGGAAGACAGAACATAAATGGAAATGCAGAAAATGCGGAAAGGTGATTAAGAAATGAGAAAAGTATTAGCTTGGTTAATTTTGTTAGCCGGAATTGTTGGCGGTTTATATGTTGGTGGATACCTGATGTTTATAAAGGCGATTTTGATTGCTTGCCATGCATTTGATATCGGATCGTTAACAGCGGTTTTAGTAGGTAAAACAATCATTAAATTCGTATTTGCAAGCGTGGTCGGCGGATTAATTGCATTTGCCGGATTTATTGGCTTTGGTATTGCCTATAAAAAATAACGCAAGTGTCAGTAAAGACGATAAAATCTAGTGCAGCGCACAGCACGATAAATATTGATGCTAACCGTCAGATGGCGGTTTCGGATAGTGACCGAGAGGTTTATGGTTGTGGCAAAACTCAGCAACAAGGGATGGTAGCTCGCTGAAATGTGAGGGACTGAGTTCGCGGGTTCGAATCCCGCCTATCCGATGTGGTGGAAATCAACCCAGTATCTTTGCGGAGATATTGACAGTAACAGGCTGTAGCCGAACGTGAGCGCAGTAGTGGGTATACACATGAAAAATCACGGAACCTGTTTTATGGGAGATGACAGTTCAGTAAAAACGCATCTTCGATATTGGTGGATATGCAAGTGGACAAAGCAAGCTGACTGTAAATCAGTTCCTTCGGGTTCGTGAGTTCGTATCTCACTCCACCAATTCTCCAAATGTGGCATTGGAGAACTCCTTCCTTGAGTAAATACATACGCTTCTTAATATATGGCGGTATATTGAGAAGCACTCGGCCGTATTGACAGAATGGTAATGTAGCCGGTTGCTAGCCGGTCAGTCGGAAACGACTTGGAGGTTCGAATCCTTCATACGGCGGTTATGCTATCATAGCTCAATTGGTAGAGCAGTTACAGATATTGAGGTGGTAAAGCGGTGCAACCACGCACCAGTTTGGTTAAAAGAGATCCGGGAAATGCGCCACCCGGCAATATCATGCAACAGGTTCCCGGTTCGATTCCGGGCGGTAGCTTTTAAAAACATGATTAACTCAGTGCAGATGGATTTTTCAGTCTTGCTGAGATGCAATGGTAATGAGATAGGTTTGGTTCGGGATACTGGATCGGCTGATTCTTTTTGGCAGAAGTGATTCTGCTGGAGAAGATGAACATCGTCAACAATGCCTTGCAGTGTATCATCAAAGAGAAGTCAATAGCAGAATCCTTGTGGTCGGCGAATAATAGACGTCTGCTGTGCAGAAATAATCCAGTGATGTGAGTGGTGTGAGAGACTACGGACTAACTGGAAATTCTCAATAAGCTGATTTGCCTTGAATCTGAGAAATCGGAGTATAACACAAGAGGTTCGTTAAAGTAGCGGTATGGCAAGTTCTTGAATAAGCAATTTCGATATGAGCAATGCAAAAAGGTGCAAAATAGGCGAAAAAACAATCTGAAAGAACCGTGAAATTTATGGGTATCAATCCAATGTGTGCTTTGACAGCGGTAAGAAGCCAAGGGTCGCTCCCGGACGCTCAGACTTATCGTCACGCTGGCAGAATATGACTTTTACTGTGATGAATAAGAGGAAACTCTAATCATTGTTTTTAATTCTTTATTTTTAACAATCAAATCCAGGTATTGCAACGCACCTGGGGATAGAAGTGTTTTAGTTGCGGTATCACTTCAAAAAGTATGCAGCAATAAAATATTGTAGTATAGCACTCGATATTATTAAATATTGTTTTTTTGACAAAAGAACCGTAACAGAGATGACTGTATGGGAACACCAATACTCACCATATATTGCAGTCATCTGCTAACGGAACTTAGCTCAGTGGTAGAGCGCTTGACTTTTAATCAAGTTGTCGGGGGTTCGATTCCTCCAGTTCCGATTTAATGACGTATAGCTCAATGGCAGAGCATCCGGCCGTTAACCGGAGGGTTGCCGGTTCAAGTCCGGCTATGCCAGTTTTTTTAAAATTGAAAGGAGAAATGAACGATGACATTTAAAGAAGCATTTGAAGCAATGAAACATGGAGCAAAAGTGAAACTTCCTGGTTGGAACGGTTACTGGTGTTGGGATGATGATAAAAAGACGATTATGATTCATTGCAGACCTAAAGATTCTGATGCAGGACAGGGAGAAGTCCTTGATATCCGTGAAACGCAGAGAGTAGAATATACTTTCATGCACACACAGAGAGACGACTGGATGATTGCTGATGAAGAGAATTGCGGTGTTCTCGGTGGTCAGTCAACATTTGGCTTTGATGATGCTATTCGTTATCTGAAAAGAGGTCTTAAAGTAGCCCGTAAAGGTTGGAATGGGAAGGAGCAGTACATTCAGCTTGCTACTGGTATTTCTTACAAGACAGCGGACGGAGAAATTGTAAACTGTGAACATGATGCTATCGGAAACATGGCTATTGCATTTGTCGGAACATCAGGAGTACAGATAGGATGGCTCGCAAGTCAGGCAGATATGCTTGCAGAAGATTGGATGTTTGTGGAATGATACCAAAAGCAATTGCACATATCGAAGTAACAGGGCAGGAAATTCTTGGAATTTTAAGGTTTGAGACAATTACTACGAATGCTGGATGGAAACTTGATGGTAAAGAGAAACTGTACTGGCAAACACCAAAAGCACTGTATCTGCCAATATTTGAGACATATCAACCGATAGAGCCTTTCAGTGAAACATCAAAGGTTGTTGTGAATAATAAATTTGAATTTATAGCATATGCCGGAAATGGGTGCTTGATTGGAATAGAGCCAATAAGCAAACGTCCTAGCGAACAGGAGGATTAATGATGAAGAAAGCAATGTTAAGCCAGCCAATGGCTGGAAAAACTGATGAAGAAATCGTAGCAACAAGAGAGAAAGCAATCAAGGTTCTTGAGGAAAAAGGATATGAGATTGTAAATACTCTCTTTACAGATGAATGGTACAGCAATGAATCTATGAAAGAACGTGGAGTAGTTCAGATTCCATTATGCTTTCTTGCTAAGTCACTGGAAAACATGAGTTTATGCCATGCAGCATATTTCTGTAAAGGCTGGGAGAATGCAAGAGGATGTAAGATTGAACATGATGCTACGGTTGCTTATGGACTGGAAATTATTTACGAAGATTAGAAATAAACGCAAACGCAAGTCAGATTTATTGACCGTTGAAGATGCAAAGGCTATGAGTGATCAATTTCGATATGCGGTTGTAAATAATAAGAGCGGTTTGCCATGTTATTTGTGTAGGACATGTGATGATGCAAAAGAAAGTATTGACGATATAAGGCGTTATTGTTGCACATCTGCATCATACAAAATTGTTGATTTATGGTTGGAGTAAGAATATGAAGATTAAAAAAACAGTAGATGAAAAATTAGCCGATATCGGATTTGTGAAAGTAAACGAAAACAAATATGGTGTTGATTATGAAAGAAAAGACGGTAAATTCAATTATACGCAGGTTGTTTCTATTGGGCATAAAAGATCCGGAAGACATATCTTGCAATCATATGATAAAGACATGAAAGATGAATACGGCGTTGGAAATACATGTGTAGGACTTACTGGATATGAAATGAAATTATTTTTGAAGAAAATGAAACAAATCGGATTGTACAGCAAGATGTAACCAAGGAGGATTAATTATGATTATCACAGGAATGAATCACTTTCAGAATGTAGCAAAAAAGAAACTTGTTGAATGGTACCATGAGCATAAACCGGAGGTTGAGATTGATTTAAGCAATGTATTTGTCGTATGGAGCTGTAAGACATTACAGAATTATAAGTGCCTTGCTTCAACCGATATCAGTGGAGATGGTATTTATGCTGAGTACACATATAACGGGGACAAACAGGAGCTGTATGAAGATGTGTATGGAAAGATTACAAACACCTGTCATACAGAGGAATAACATGATCGTTAATGGTTGGTATTACTGTCCGGCTGGTCATAAGACTGGACAGCGGATAGAGAAAAATTCCAATATTGAAAATACGCCGATTTGGTGTAAGCACTGTAAAAAAGCGTATTATCCAGTGGTTAGGAATGGAAAATTAAAGAAAAATTAGTGCCAGAGCCTAAGAGCCAGAGCTGATATTTGTGAGAAATCGCAGATATTGGCTCTTTTTTATTTGGGAGGAAGATATGTCAAATAGATGTAATGATTGTAAATTTTATGATTGGGATTATGAATGGGATGAAGTAGATGAAGAAGAATACCCCGTTCGCATTTGCGAAGAAGGACATAACGAATACGTTGATTCGAGGGAAGAGTGCCCGTTCTTTCAGAACTTTGTAAAGGAGCCATACGTTGAGAAATACACAAAGTGTGATAAATGCAAATTATTGGAGGAATGTATTTCCACTGGGAACGTGGTTGAAACAACGATGGACATTGACGAGAGAAGACATTTCGTCATTGGGCTAGGTGTTATGTGCAAGGAGAAATATGGAGTTAAGGGAGTATAAGAGATTAGCCAATGCGCTGAAAATGCAGGATTCAAATAAATATAGCACTTGGGACAACATCATGCAACTGTGCCTTAATATGTATGAGGATAGCCATGATTATCTTAAATATTGCTTGAAGCTTTCAAAAGCTGTGAAATTATCTGCTCAGAGACTACTTCTGCAGAACAGGGATGTTCGGTTTGAAGACCTCTACTGGCAAGCAGTGAAGTTTGAAGCACCACATTTATTTGACAGCTATCTGCTCTATCTTGAGCGAAAGCGATTAGAACAGGATCGTTTTTATTCTCCAAAAAGAAAGCAACTGAATAAGCATGGATTGATTCAATCACTACAGGATTTGGAAGATGATAAATTGGATATTCTTTCAATTTCCATGCCACCTGGTACGCAGAAGACTACTCTTGAAAAGTTTTTCTGTTCATGGATAATCGGAAGACACCCGGATGATTTCAGTTTGTTTTTCTCACACAGTGGAGATATTACCAGAATGTTCTATGACGGGGTAATGGATATCACAACAAACTCAGATGAATATTGCTGGCAAGAGATTTTCCCAGACGTGAAATTTCATAGCACAAATGCCAAGAGAGAAACCATCAACTTCAACAAATACAAACCGTTCTCAAATATCCAGTGTACATCTGTTGGGAGTAAGAATGCCGGTAAGGTCCGCGCCAATAGATACCTGTATTGTGATGACTTGATTGGTGGTATCGAAGAAGCACTGAATAAAAATATTCTGGACAAGCTATGGCGAATCTACGGTACCGATGCTAAACAGCGAAAAATGGACGGCTGCAAAGAAATCCATATTGCTACCAGATGGTCCGTACATGATGTAATTGGACGATTGATTGATATCTACGAGGGAAATGATAAGGCTCGATTTATTGCTATTCCAGACATAGATCCTGTTACCGGAGAATCGAATTTCGACTATAAATACAATGGATTCAGTGTTGATTTCTTCCACGATCAGGAACTTACGATGGACGAAATCTCTTATAAGTGCCTGTACAAGAATGAACCTATCGAACGTGAAGGACTTCTGTATACGGATGAAGAGCTTCGAAGATTCATTACGCTGCCACTTGGAGAACCGGATGCAATTCTTGGAATATGCGATACGAAGAATACCGGTACAGACTCCATGTTCTTACCGTGCCTGTTGAAGTATGGCAATGACTATTATCTTACGGCTTGTGTCTGTGATGATAATACAGATTACGGCGTTCAATACGAACGGACCTCAGATTTAATAGTAGACAACAAGATGCAACAGTGCCAATTCGAAAGCAATAACGGTGGTGATCGTGTTGCGTTGGAAGTAAGTAAACTTGTAGAAGCAAAAGGTGGTGTGTGCAATATCACATCGAAATATACGGAATCGAACAAGGAAACGAAGATCATAGTAAATGCTGATTGGGTTAAGAAACACGTCCTGTTTAAGGCAAGAACAGAGTATCAGCCAAAGAGTGATTACGGAAAGATGATGGGATTCTTGCTGAGCTATTCAGTTCGTGGAAAGAACCCACATGATGATGTACCGGATGGATTGGCCAGCTTTGCATTATTCGTACAGAATCTTATTGGTGCAACGGTAACAACATATAGCAGAGCAGCACTTGGAATTTAAGGAGGATGATTGAGATGAAGCTTACAAGAAAAGATATTGCAAACTATAAATTATTAAAGGTCCTCCTTGAAAGGGACCAGAGAAAACTTGACCGGTATATTGCAAAACAGCCATCTACATATTCCGGCAAGGTATATGGATCTAATCCAAATTTTCCATATGAGCCACGTGGGTTCACGGTCGGTGGTTGTACAGATGCTGAGATTCGTCAACGACAAGAATGGGACCAGAAATGCCGTGAGATGGAAGTTAAGATTCAAGATGATATCCGTAGACTGAATGAGTTGGAAATGGCTATCGATACGGTAATTGCAAATGCGAATGATGTTGAGGACAAGATGATTCTAGAATACACGAAAGACGGAATGTCTCAGCAAGAAATATCAATGAAGCTAAGAATAGACCAATCTTGGGTGTCGAGAAGATTAAAAAAATACGTTTTTGACTAAATTCGCATAAAAAGCATAAAATACAGTAGTAAAATTATAATCGAAGAAATTGTAATTCGTTCATTATTAAGAGAAAAAGAGCTTTACGTGGTACCGTCACGTGAGGTTCTTTTTTTATGCAGAGGTGGAACTAAGTGGAGTTATTTGGAAGAAAACAAATTTTTACAGACGAACTGAATATAGATGCGACAAATATACTTCCTGTACTTAGTGAAGCTTTTACAATCCATGAAATGAACAGGAGCGAAATTCAGTATCTTTTTGAATACGCAAGAGGTAAACAGCCAATTTTGAAAAGAGAAAAGGAAGTCCGGCCAGAAATCAATGAGCGAATCGTTGATAACATGGCATCCGAAATCCTCGAGTTCAAATTGGGATATGAATTCGGCTCGCCAATTACATATGTGCAACGTGCCAGAAAAGATATGAAGAGCGCCGGGTTTTTCAAAAGAGCTATCCAGAAGATATTCGGCAGTAAAGAATCACAGATTGAAGATATGCGTATTGCTGCTATTAATGAAATGCTGACAGAAGAGAGCAAATCATCAAAGGATTTACAGTTGGCAAAAGATGTCAAGACTTGTGGCGTTGGATATAGATTGATATTACCGAAACGGTTCAAAACCGGAAGTTCGGTATTTGATTTACTGGTTCTAAATCCAATGAATACATTCGTTGTATATAGCAATGATGCCTATAGGGAGCCGGTTCTTGGAGTAACCTATTTTCCGAGAAGTGATGGCTCTATTCTTTTTGGATGCTATACGAAAAATCAGTATTTTGAAATTGAAAGAGGTATTTCTTCCGGTTCGTATCATCAAGGTTTTAAAATATCGCCGAATGTTTTAGGACATGTACCGATTATAGAATATATCAATGATTTCGACCGGATGGGATGCTTTGAAAAGGCAATACCATTGATGGATGCATTGAATACTACAGATTCGGATAGAGTAAATGACATTGCACAACATGTTCAAAACTTGTTGTGGGGTGACAACATTGAAATTGACGATGAGCAGTACAAGCAGATGCGTCAGGACGGAATGATTGTTACTAAATCACCGACTGGAAGAACCGCAACATTGAAATATCTGGAATGTGCACTTGACCAGACCGGTAATCAGTTATTAGTTGATTACATCAAACAGCAAATTCTTGATATATGTAGCGTCCCAAGTCGCTCGGAATTATCCGGTGGCAGCACCGGAAGTGCTACGAATATGTCAACTGGTTGGATGGCAGCAGAAACAGATGCGAAAGCCAAGGAGCAGATCTGGACAGCATCTGAAAGAAGAGAAACGGCCGTCATTTTAAGCATTATCAAAAATAGTGATGAAGTTGATGATGATATTTCCAAACTCAGCTTAGCTGATTTAGATATTAAGTTCTCAAGGTCACGTACATACGACTTGGCTACGAAATGTAATTCGCTTGCAACATTAATTCATATTGGAATTGACCCGTTAAGGGCGATTGAGACGGTCGGATTATTTACGGATCCACAACAGGTAGCACTTGATTCTGCAGAAAGAATCGACAAAGTGTTATTCCCGAACGACACTTCGGCAGACAAAACGGATGAGCCAAACGATGATCCATACAAAAAGAGACAGCCAGATATAACAGATCAGCCGTCTCAAAAATCAGTTTCAGATTGATAAATTAGCATCTCACCTTATGGTGGGGTGCTTTTTATATACATAGCAGGGAAGCTATTCAAAAACGCAAGAGACAAGACAAGTCTTAAAAACGGAACATTAAGAAATTTAATCGAGAGGGAACTCGTATAAAACGCAGGAGGTAAAGAAAATGGCAGACTTAAAAGATTTGCTCGGTGACGCTTATAAAGAAGACATGACTTTTGATGATATCAATAGCGCTTTAGCTGAAAGAGACTTGGTAGATAAAAGTCAGTTTGATGGATTTGTCCCGAAAACACTTCTGGATAAAGCAAATTCCGAAGCAGCTGATTACAAAAAGAGATGGAAGGCAGCAAGTTCCGAACAGGAACGGAAATCTATCGAAGAGGCTGAGCAGAAAGCTCAGGCAGAAGAAGAATTAAAGACTCTTAGACGTGAAAACAAGGTTTCAAAGTATGAGAAACAGTATCTTGCTCAGAATTACGATGCGAAAGACGCATTCGACATTGCCGAGGCTCTTTACGATGGTGATATGGATACAGTATTCAAAATTCAGAAGAAGCATGATGATGAAGTGCGAAAAAATATTAAAGCAGAAATCATGAAAGATATGCCAGCACCTCCGTCAGGCAACCAGAAAACAGTAGATTACAGTAAACAAATTGCGGAAGCTCAGGGAAGAGGAGATATGGTCATGGTAGCATCTCTCATTCGTCAACAAGCTGAAGCTAACGCAAAATAAAGGAGAGATAAGAAATGGCAGACGTACTTGCAATGAGTGGGAACACTCCTAATTATAGTGGAATGCTCTTCAACAAGGGCAACACAAAAACACCTTTTTCAACAATGATTGGTGCACACAGAAAAACTACAAATCATACAGAATTTGTAACAGGACAGGAATACGAGACAGCAGAAGGATCTCAGCCAGAAATTTCTGAAGCTGAATCATTAACAGCACCGGATGCATCCGTTGTGAAGAGAGAACAGAAGACAAATGTTACTCAGATTTTCCAGGAAAGCGTTGGAATTTCTTATGGAAAGATGTCTAACATGGGAACTCTTTCAGGAATCAATGTTGCGGGGCAGCAGGCTAACCCAATTAGTGAAGAAGACTTCCAGGTTGCTGCTAAGATGGCTAAAATCGGACAGGACATTGAGTATACATTCCTTAACGGAGTGTATCAGAAGTCGACAGGCGATAATGTTCCGAATAAATCAAGAGGACTTCTTACTGCAATTGAATCAAACATTGTTGATGCAGATGGAAAGATGCTTTCGTTTATGCTGCTGTGCGAAGCTATGAAGTGCATTGATGATTCTAACGGAGATACAACAAACCTTGTAGTGGGGCTTGATTCTACCGGAAGATTACAGCTGAATGCAGATGCAGCAGCTAACGGATTAACAATCGTGAGTGCTGGAAGAGATATCAATGGTATTGCAGTAGATCAGGTACTTACACCGCTTGGAACTGTATATCTTAAGACTCTGAAATATCTTCCAACGGGAACAGTTGCATTGTTTGACCCATCTATCATGGCACCGGTTGAACAGATTGTACCGGGAAAAGGAAACTTCTTCCTTGAAGAACTTGCAAAAGTCGGCGCAGGAACAAAGAAACAGATCTTCGGACAGATTGGTCTTGATCACGGCCCTGAATGGTATTCAGCAAAGATTACTAATCTGAGCATGAGAACACCACACGATGAAGATATGGCAAGACGCTATGTACAGGTAAGCGCCAGTGCGCCGGCTGAGCTTGGAACGATCACAGTACAGTCAGCAGCCGGAACAGCTGTGGGAGCAACAAAACTGACTGTAACGCCTGCACTCACTTCTGGGAATTCTTATAAATATAAAGTTTCCGATGAAGAGACTACAGTTGAAGCTGGACAGAATGTTCGTGTTTGGAAGTCTTGGGACGGTAAGTCAGATATCGTAGCAGAGAGTGGAAAACATATCATCGTTGCTGAATGCGACAAGAATTATGAGGTCTTAAAGGCTGGAAGTGCAACGGTAACTGCAAAAGCCGAAGGTTAAGGAGTAAATGATCGATGGAAGAGCTTATAGATAGTATATTTTCCGATTTAAAAACTGAATTGAATTCAGAGCTGACAGGAGAAAACGATCAAGCTCTTCTGTTGGTTAAGGTGAGAAATGCTGTGGATGACGTTGAATGTGTAAGAAATTATCAAAATCATCACACAGATGAATTCAAAGAAAAGGATCTGAAAAAAATGAAACCAGTAATTAAGCGTCTCGCTTTATATGATTGGAATACCATTGGAGCGGAGGGACATTCGAGCTATTCCGATAATGGTACTTCAAGAACTTTCGTAAGCAGAGATGATATCTTGAGCCAGGTGATTCCTTTTGCAACAGTGTTATCGGCTCAGTAAGGCGGTGATCCAATTATCTCCCGGCAACAGGGTAAAGTTGTAAGAAGATTGTGCGTGACCATATTGTTGATCTCAACAAAATGGTCGCAGGGATGCGTGCGCAATAAAGGTGGAGGGATAGCGCATTGAGAAACTTAAAGAAAAATGAAACAAAATTATGGTATTCGAATTACGGAAAAGGGAATCCGATACTGGATGAAAACGGTGATGAGACGGGAGATTATGACAGTGGTTATGGTTCTCCTGTTTCTTTTTTCGCTACTTTATCGGCAAGCAAAGGGAATGCCTATGCCGATGTATTTGGAACGAATTTGGACTACACAAGAACGCTATCAACAGTTCAGAAACTTCCTATAACAGAAGAATCTCTTATTTGGAAGTCTGAGCCGGTTCTGAATGCAGATGGTACGGTTGACGAAGAATCAGCTGACTATACTGTGGCCGGTATAGCAGATGGATTAAACGAATTGGTAGTTGCCCTGAAAGCGAGGAAGAAAAATGCCTAGGTATAAAGTAGGATTATCCGCTAGAGAATTTCGTGAGTTGGCAGATCAGATACATGATTATCGAATGGATCTGCAAGAAAAATGTGAGGAATTCACACGGCGTCTTGCTGAGGAAGGTGTTGCGATTGCAAAAGCAAATATCTTAAGCGAAGAAGCAATCTATACCGGCGAACTGCTTAATAGCATGGATTTTGAACCGGGCGATATTGTATCTAACGGCGCATCGTATTACATTTATACGGCGTGCCCCTGGGCGAAATTCGTTGAATTTGGTACTGGTATTGTTGGATCCGAAAATTCTCATCCAGATACTTCGATTGTTGGATGGAAATATGATACCAACAAGCACGGTGAAAAAGGATGGCACTATTTCAAGGATGGCGCATGGCATTGGACACAAGGTATGCCGTCAAGACCATTCATGTACAATACTGCTTCTGAATTGCGAAGCATGAATACTATAGCCAATATAGCAAGGGAGGTGTTTGGAAGTGATTGACGTATCGAATAGAGTTCTGACCAACATCAAAACATATGTGGCAGAAACTTGTAAGAATGTATCCAATTATTCCAGCAAAAGTCCTCCGGCATTTCCGGCAGTATCAGTTGTTCAGATTGATAATCCGGATGCGTGTATGGACCTGGAGAATAACGAAAATGCCGTAACTTCTGTGATTGAAATTCAGTGTTATTCCAATAAGAGTAACACAGAGTCAAGAAATATCGTAAATCAGTGTTGTGATGCTATGAGAATGATGGGATATTGGCGTTCATACGGTCCGAAACCCGTCACTAATGCATCAGACACGAATATCTATCGCACCGTGGCAAGGTTTACAAGACTTGTCTCAACAGTAGACGAAATAGAGAAATTTGAAACTAAGGAAGCGTAAAGCTTCCTATTTAATATGTAATTTTTACCGGATACCAATTAGAGGTATTCGCTGACCGCATTAGTTAGCGGTAGAAAGGAAGATAAAAATGGCAGATACAGTAAAAGCATTAAGTACTATTAATACGGTACTCAAAGTTGGAGATACTGGCGCAGCAGTGGCAAAAGTTTGCAAAATCAAAAGTTATCCAGATCTTGGAGGAGATCCGGATAAAATCACAGTAACAGACCTTGAAGATACAGATGAAGCGTCTGTTCCTGGTGTTCGTAGTGCAGACGATATGCAGTTTACGGCAAACTACACAAAAGAAGCATACGAATCAGTTCTTAAAGTTGCTGGAAAGAAACAGGTGTTTGAGCTTGATTTTGGAGAAGATGGAGTAGATGGCAAGTTCTCTTGGACAGGAGTGCTGAACGTAAAAGTGAACGGCGGAGAAGTTAACGGGGCACGTGAAATGACGCTGTCCATTGTACGTGATTCCGCTATTCAGAATAAAGATGCTGCTACAGCGTTTCCCGCAGCATAGTCCTGAACTAAATACTCAAAATGAGAACGTACAGGACGTTAGCAAAGAAGAAAATGTAACTGATTAAGGTATTTGTAGAGTCGCTTCGGCGGCTCTTTTTTTGAAAACGGAGGACGTCAAAAATGGTAAAAGTAAAAATCAATAACAAAACATACAACGTAGGTGAACTTGAATTTAAGGATTATACACATATGGAAGAGCAGGGCTTTTCTATCGTAAATGCATTTTCAAAGAACCAGTTCATGCTGATCGCTATGGGATTTGTATGTGTAATTCTCGGATGTGATAGAGATTATGCAGAAACAGTTATTCAGCAACATGTCCTTGGCGGTGGAAACGTTCGAGATATCACAAGTGCATTTGCGGAGGCAGTAGCTGAATCAGATTTTTTCCGAAAGATGCTGGGGATGACAGAAACAGAACAGGAGCCGGAGGAGTTGGAAGAAGAGAAACCGAAGCCGACCAAAAAAGTTCAGGCAAAATAATTAAAGTAAAAAGTTACACGCAGTTCATTTATGATTACTGGTTGCCAATAGCAGCGCAGTGTGGAATTGGTTACAAAGAGTTTTTGGAAATGACACCAAAGGCTCTTTCTGTTTATAAAGAACAAAAAGATCAGGAGGATAAATCACGATTGGCGCTTGCAGATATGAGTGCGTGGATGAACGGAGTCTATGTTTTAAGAGCAATAGGCTGTGTAATGGACAAGAATGCAACTTATCCAAATAGTAACGTTTTCTTCAATGATGAGCCAGAACTTACGGAGGAAGAAAAAGAAGAAATTATAAAAGAAAATACCCAGATTGCAGCCAGCAATTTTGCAGCATGGGCCGAGGTGGCGAATAAATCGCAAAAGTAAAGTGAGGTGAAGAGTTATGCCAGATGAAATTGATAGACTTGAGATAGCCGTAGAAGCAGAAGCCAATAATGCCAATAGAGCATTGTCCGGCATGGAAAAACGATTAAATAAAGTAGCTAATGCACTTGAAAAAGTGATGATTATGGCTCAAGGTGGGGTGTCATTTGAGAATGTCGATGTTAGCAAGCTCTTTGCCGGTAATGCCATAAATAAGGCTGCAAAAAAGGCTGGAAAAGATTTATCAGATGGTCTGATCAAGGGATTTAATTTAAACAAGGCTGATGCCGATGTACAGAGACAGGTTAAATCTTTAGTTGGGAAGATTTCGGATGAATTAGCAAAATCATCTGGAAAGCCATATGCCGGAATTAATGCTGATATGGAACAGTTGGCGAAAACTGTTTCTAAGAACGGCTCTGTAGCAAGGAAAACGCTCGGTGAATATAAAGAACTCTATGAGACTGTAAAAAGTCTTGGGAAAATAAAAATTCATCCAGATACAGCAAAGTCTCTTGGGGATTCATATAAAGACCGAACGGGATTGCTTAGACAGAAACTGTCCACATCTTCTGATGGAACAGAACTCGATACTGTTTACGGAGAACTTAGAGATAAGTTTCCGAGCATCCTCAAAGATGTTAACAATGTAGAAGATGAATTTCTTCAATTGGATAGTGCGGTAAAACGATTTTATAGTTCTGTTAATGCGTTTGAAAAGCCGGAATGGCTTGAGGATGCAGCATATGAGAGCGTAATCGATGGATTTACTAATCTTATCGAGCGCATACAGTATACAAAAAAAGAAACGGAACAGCTCACAGAATCAATGCATGGCATTAAAGATACCGGTAAGAGCTTCTCGGAGTTATTTGGTGCCGGAATGGACACGTCTGGACTTGAAAAAGCAACTGCATTAATCAAAGATGCTACTCAGCCACGTACCAACGGTGCGTCGAATCAAAGAATGAGCAGAGCTGATTTAAAATATCCGGCAAAATCCTTAAAAGAGCTTCAAAATCAGTTTAAAGATTCTCGATTAGAAGTAGATTTTTCTTCAAAAGGAGGACCAGAACTCAGAAAAGAGATTGGTCAAAATGAACGTGCTTTTCAGAGAATGAAGCAAAGCATTGCTGACAAGATATCCCTTGCTGGAACGGATGAACTTAGTGGAAAAGACTGGTATAGATCTGTTATGCAGATGAATCAGTATAGAAATGCTGTCGTTGATGCTACAGAATCTCTCAAATTGTTAGAAGCAGAGAAGAAAAAGGCAAATGAACTTGCCATGAGTAAAATCAATATTACCCGTGATGGTGATGAAGAGCAACATGCGCCAGAAGTAATTAATGAAAAAGTTCCAACTGTTATTAAAGAATCGGCTATAAATGCAAAGAACTTAAGCGATAACTTGAAAAAGGTATCTGTTCCGAAAGAATCGTTAGACGATGCGAAACAACTTGGATATCGTCTTGCTGATGCATCAGACAAAATGGACAAGGTATCAAAGCAGTCGGCTTTTCGTAAATTTCCACAAATGATGATGGATTCATTTAAGTTGAATGAAGACGGACAACTCCCGGCATTGAAAAAGTTTTCTGATACTTTCAGAAAATCAATTGGCAGTATGCCTATGAAAGTAATGGACTTCATGAAGTTGGATGAAAGTGGGTCGTTAAAAGGCATTTCTTCTTTGAAAGAGAAAATCCGTGAATCCGGCAATGCGAAAATGAAAGCACCAGATACATCAGCCGTTGATGAAAAAATTAGTCAAATCAAAAGAAATATTTCAGAAATGAAAAATGCCCTTCAAGGGGAAATCAATATTGGAGATTTTGACAGTGCAGAAGAAACATATCAAGATATCCTTAAACTTTCCAAAGCTTTAAAAGAATACGAAGGGATAAAAGAACAGGCTTTTGGAAACGCTGAAAAAGTTAACAGCTTTGGAAAAGCATTATCCGGCATAAAAAATACTGCTAAGGGAATTAATTCTGTAAAAAAATCTTTTAATGATGTATCAAAAGCTGTGCAAAATGCAAGAGGTATGGCGAGCAAAGCTATTCATCCATTCCGAACATTAAAAGAATTAATTGCGGGGACAAGCAACCAAGGCAATAAAGGAATGTCGTGGGGAAGGATGATAGGATCATCTATCATGTTTTCTTCAATATTCGGTGCCATCAGTCAAATAAAAGAAGCAATTAAAGCTGGTTCAGATAATCTCGTACAGTACAGCAGTTCATACAATAATAGCATTTCTTCAATGGTATCTTCCTTACTGTATTTGAAAAATGCTTGGGCGGCAGCATTTGCGCCAATAGTAAATGTCGTTGCGCCATATATATCGCAGTTCATTGACATGATAGCTGGTGCATTAAATGCAGTAGGACAGTTTATGGCTGCGCTTACTGGAAAAGGTTATACGGTGCAAGCAAAAAAGGCTTGGTATGATTACGGCAAGTCTATAACAGATACATCCAATAAAACAGCAGATGCGACTAAAAACACAGATAAGGCTAACAAGGCAGCAAAAGAATTCAGAAAAACCGTATTAAGTTTTGATGAACTCAACATGCTAAATGCTCCGGACACATCATCATCTGGCTCCGGAAGTAATCCGAATTCCGGAGCCGGTGCTGGTGGAAAGTATACTGGTCCATCTGCTTCGGAAATGTTTGAGACAATCGAAGTTCCAAATTCAATGAATAAGTTGGCTGAAATGTTCAAAGACGCTATTGCGAAATCTGATTTCACTGATATTGGTCGGATGATAAGTGATAAACTTAGCAATGCATTGGAGAGCATAGACTGGCAGAAAATATATCATTATGCTGATAATTTTGGAAAAGACCTGGCGACATTCCTCAATGGATTGATTACGCCACGTCTTTTTTATGATTTAGGCGCAACAATAGCCGGAGCAATTAATACGGCATTTCACGCTGCTAACTCGTTTGCTATAAATTTCGATTGGTCTAACCTAGGCACTTCTTTAGCGAAAAGTATTAAAGGATTTTTTGAAAACTGGGATGCCGGTCTTACCGGGGCAACTTTCGGGAATTTCTTTTCGGGAATTTTTGATTCAATGTCAAGTTTTCTTAATACACTTAGTGGAGACGATGCGTTCAAAACAATTGGCCAGAAGCTGGTTGATCTGTTATGTGGCGTAGATTGGGGGAAATGTGCTTGGAGTCTTGCGGGATTTTTCTCAGCTTTTTATAATGCTTTAATTGATTTCCCGGCTGATTTTGTTGAGGGAATTGGAGAATCACTCATTGAGCATATCACTGGCTCAAAATTTGATGAAGAAGCTCGTAAGAAGTTTGAAGAGAAGTTGGCACCAATTAAAAAAGCATATAAATTTATTCTCGAAGGAATAAATCCATTCACGCGAATTAAGAGAGATATTGAATTTGCAGTAAATGCATTCGCAGAATTACAGAAATTTCTTGATAAATTTAAAAAAGATATTCAAAAGAAACTTGAAGATCTTTTTAAACCTAGTTCGTTTGTAGAAATCGGTAAAAATATTTTAAAAGGCATTGCGCGAGGGTTCGCTGAAAGATTCGATCTATTCCCTGCACTTAATTTCTTTAATTGGGTGTATGACAGGATATGTGAATTATTCGGAATTCATAGTCCTGCCAAAAATATGGAGCCACTTGGTGAAAATATTTTTCTTGGAATTGTTAAGGGATTTGAAAATAAATTTGATTCTTTCACAGATGCTATTTCGCAGTGGTATGAAAAAAATGTTAAGCCTTGGTTTTCAACAAATAAATGGTCTGGGCTTTCCAAAAATGTAAAATCAAGCTTTTCTGATATTGATGATTGGTTTGGAAAGAAATTTCAAAAGGCGAGAAATTTAGTCAATGAAAAATTTCAGAATGTTGGAACCTGGTTCTTTGCAAGAAAAACAGATGTGCAAAAAGCACATCAAGATGTAGATTCATGGTTCAACACGAAATACCAAAATGCACGAACCTATGTGAATGGTGCATTTAGCAATATCGGTGATTGGTTTGCTGCACGAAAAAACGAAATTCAATCTGCGCATCAAAATATGGATTCGTGGTTTAGCACGAAATACCAGAGCGCACGAGCTTATGTAAATGGAGCGTTTAATAATGTAGGCACCTGGTTTGGCAGCAGACGAAATGATGTTCAAAATGCGCAAAACAGCATTAGCTCTTGGTTTAGCACGAAATACCAGAGCGCACGATCATCTGTAAATAGTGCGTTCAACAATGTCGGAAGCTGGTTTGGGAATAGAAGAAATGATATCCAGTCCAATATGAGTTCGATAGCTTCATGGTTTAGAAGCACATTCCAAAAAGCTTACAATGCAATTACCGGAATTTTCAACAATATTGGTTCATATTTTTGGCGTATTGGTGAGAATATTAAATCACCTATCAGAAACGCTTTAAATGGTGTTATCAGCGGTGTCAACTGGGTACTTGGAAAGCTTGGATCAAAAACAAGATTTTCAGCCGTGAGATTTGCAACTGGTACTGGTGCGAACGGAGTGCCTCAAGACACTCTTGGAGTGGTTAATGACCAAGCCGGTGGTACATATCGAGAGATGGTACAGTTCCCGAATGGTAAAACGATTATCCCAAAAGGGCGTAATGTAATGTTACCGATGCCAAAAGGAACGAAAGTTCTTCCAGCGAATAAGACAGCTGCACTGATGCAAGCTCAAAATATTCCACATTTCAAAAAAGGAATTGGAGATTTCTTTGGTGGCGCATGGGCGAAGTTTAAAAACTTTACAGGTGACGTTCTTGATTATGCAGAACATCCAAAAAAACTCATGCAGATAGCTATTGATAAGTTCACTGATTTAAGAGGTGCTGTTGAACCTGGATTGTCTATGGCAAAAGGAGCGGTAAATACCGTATTTGATTCTGCTGTCAATAAAATAAAAGGTCTCTTAAAGGATTCTGGCGGAAACGTAAAGTATAAGCCATCTGCCGGTGTAGAACAATGGAGAAGCCTTGCGAAGCGTGCACTGCAAATGACTAATCAGTATTCCGAAGCCAACTTGAACAGATTGCTGATGCAAATGAAATCTGAATCAGGTGGAAATCCAAATGCAATAAATAACTGGGACAGCAATGCTAAAAAGGGAATCCCATCTAAGGGACTTATGCAGGTGATTGACCCTACATTCCGTGCTTATGCATTAGCACCTCACAATAAAAATATCTATGATCCGCTGTCTAATATGTTGGCAGCTATTCGATATACCGTATCAAGATACGGAAGTCTTGCCAAAGGATGGAAAGGTCATGGATACGAACTTGGAGGATTCCCTAAGAACGGGGAGGTATATGTAGCGAATGAAAACGGATTTGGCTCTGAGATGATTGGAAAGATGGGTAACCGGAATGTGGTCGCAAACAATCAGCAGATTACAGATGGAATCAAAGAAGCTGTCATTGATGCGATGATGGAAGTCTATATTGCAACTCAAAATAACGGAGCAGACAGTAATGGTACAATTCCATACATCATTAACGCAGTTCTCAAGACGGAAGATAATGAAGTCTTGGCCAGAGCTGTTGAAAAAGGACAGGCAAGCAGAAGCAGTCGGTTTAATCCGAGTCCTGCTTATTAGGAGAGGATAAAATGCCAAACAATCATAATATGCTTAGAGTAGACGGGGTCTGGATAAAGTCCCCGTCTACTTTTACGTGGGGAAAACAGGATATATCTGCTTCCGATGCCGGGCGTACAGATGATACCGTTATGCACAAAAACAAGGTCGGCGAAAAAAGAACTCTTGACCTTGCTTGGAACGGTACAACGCCAGCAGAAACAAGTGCGATTTTAAAAGCGTTTGCTCCCGAATATGTCAATGTAACATATTGGGATGCAGAAGACGGAAAATGGGAAACAAGGGTTTTCTATACCGGCGATAAAAAAGCACCAGTAAAAATATGGACAGTAAATCAGAAAAGATACGAAAGTGTCTCTTTCAACATAATAGAGAGGTAATTTCTGTGAGAAACATTACATCGGCGTTTAAGGAACAATTGAATAATGATAATAGAAAATACCTTGAATGGATTGATATCACACTGAAAGATGGAACCGTACTTAACTTAAGAGAAAGTGACGTATGGGGATATGGTTTGAAAGTGGAAGACGCTGTATCAGATTCTTCGGAGTTCAAAATTGGATCTGCCATCGTCAACAAAGCAACAGTCACTTTGAACAATATCTACGATGATTTTTCGAATTATGATTTCGAGGGCGCAACAGTTGTTTGCTATGTCGGATTAAGAATATCACCATCAGGTCTGGAATTTCCGAAAGACGTTCCGTGGCTTGATGTTAACGGGAATACTATATTGGATATTGATGGCAATGAAATATATATCAAATATGATGATGCAGAAATCGAAAGAATTCGTCTCTGTACTATGACAGTCGTTGATGCACCATACCAGAATAGTTCAATTCTTACATTGACTTGCCAAGATAACATGATGAAGTTTGATAAGGATTATTCTGAAAGTAAGCTGCAATATCCGGCCACAAGAAGTGAAATCATAAGAGATGCTTGCAAGGTATGTGGTGTTAGCCTACAGACTGTGACGTTTGCAAATGATGATTATGTTATTCAAGAGAGACCGTCCGATGAACAGCTTACATTCCGTCAAGTGATATCGTGGGCTGCTCAAATAGGCGGTCAGTGGTGTAGATGTGATTCTTACGGAAGATTATGCATTGCCTGGTACGATTTAGGGTCCTACGAAGCAGACACATTGCCGAACGGAAAGTATATCACAATCAAATCATATGACAGTCTTTCCGTTAATAACGAAGATGTCGTCATTACAGGTGTTAAGGTCACGGAATACTTGGAAGATGCGTCAGCCGACAAGCAGGCTACATCTTATCAATACGGAACAGATGGCTACGTTATCGAAATAAAAGACAATAAATTGATCGTAGAGGGAACTGGAGAAGCAATCGCTACCATGATTGGAAAACGAATTGTTGGAATGAAGTTTAGACCATTCTCTACATCGATGATGAATAATCCGGCCATTGAAGCCGGAGATATCTGTGTAATTTCCGACAGGAAAGGGAATACATACCGAAGCCTTATCACATCTTCCACGTTTCAAGTTGGGAACAAACAGAATGTGGAATGTGGTGCTAAGAGCGCTGCAAGGAATAGTTCGAAGCAATATAGTCTATCCTCTCAAACTATTGCGGAATACAGAAAATTATTACAAAGAGAGCGAAGCAGAAGAGAGGAAGCTGTTAAAAATCTTGCAGATAGAATCAGTAATTCTGCCGGATTATACACTACAGTAGAACAGAATCCCAGCGGTGGCTATATATACTATCTCCATAACAAAACTTCTCTTAAAGAATCTGATATTGTTTGGAAGATGACAGCAGAAGCGTGGGGAGTTTCAACAGACGGCGGACAGACTTGGAATGGCGGTATGACTGTTGATGGAGATACCGTTGTTCGGATTCTTGATGCTGTTGGAGTTAGGGCAAATTGGATTCAGACTGGTGAATTCAAAGTTGAAGATGAAGATGGGAACGAAGTCTTCTATGTGAACTGTGATACAGGGGTTGTGCGAATTAAAGCACAATCCTTTTCTTTGACGGGAACAACGATTGAAGAGATTGCAAACAGGCAAATTAATAACTTTGTAGATAGTGTATACAATGCAGATATATCAGAGATAAACGGAAAGATTGATTCGAAAAACGCAAATTATTACCAGAATACAGATCCGGCCTTGGCTTGGACTGGTACATCAGAAGAAGCTTGGAGAGATGTGGATGGTAATGCAATTTTAGATGCAGAAGGCAACGAAATACTTATTACATGTGAGACTGAAAAAGGTTTGCATGAAGGCGATAAATGGAAAAACACTTCAAATAATGAAGAGTATATCTATAAAAGTGGAAACTGGATAAAAATATGCTTGCCGGACTCTATCATGAAGCAATTAGATGGAAAGATTGATTCATATTTCTATGATTACGAACCCACAACATCCAATTATCCCGCAAGCGAATGGAAAACAGATGAAGAAAAAGAATCCCACAACGGAGATCTATTCTTTTGGAAACAAAAGGGAGGAGGCTTATGTTACAGATACGTTCAAATAAACGGGGAATGGACATGGTATAACGTTAAAGACCCTAGTGTTCAGAAAGCATTAGAAGATGCCAGCAAAGCGCAGGATACAGCAGATGGTAAGCGCCGGAATTTCATTACAACCCCTGTTCCACCGTATGATGTTGGAGATTTGTGGTCGCAAGGCAGTGATGGTGATTTAATGCGTTGTCAGACTGCACGTGCAAGCGGTAATTACAATTCTTCCGATTGGATTAAAGCTGTCAAGTATACAGATGATACGGCTGTTGATAATTTGAATAAGCTATTAACGCAAGAAGAAATTTTCAACAGGTTGACCAACAATGGTGAAGTTCAAGGAATTTATTCACAAGATGGACAACTCTATATTAACTTTTCTTATGGAAAAGGCGGAACGCTGAAACTCGGCGGGGTAAACAATGAAAATGGCACACTGGAAATGCTTGATGCCTCTGGAAATACAGTTGGAATTTGGAATAATGAGGGGCTTAATTTAAAGAAAGGGTCTATTTATGGTAGCACAATATACTTAGACGAAAACAATTTACAATCTTTGATAATTGGTCGGAACAAAGACTTGGAAACAGTATATGAAGTCAGTTGTTTTGGAATGACTATTGATACAACAAATATGAATATGCTATACAATGTCAATAAAATGTTTATGGAAATTGATGGAGGGTTATTCAATGGTATACGTATCAGAACGGCTAAAACCGGAAAAGGCTACGGAGCTGCGTTGTCCCCAGGAAATTTTGCTGTATCAAAGGTTGATGATTTGACTGGTTGGTCTTCGGCTATGGCTTCAATAAGAGAGCATACATTTAGTGTATATGAAGACGTGAACGGGAATATGGCAATAACTACTAATGGAAGTAATTATATGAAGGAAAGCACTACCATTTCACCAATTGCAATACGAACTACAGGGACAAAAAACCGTATTGTAGATACAGAAAATTATGCGCAACGTCTGCAATATTGCTACGAGATGCCGTCACCGCTATTTGGCGATGTCGGAGAAGCATGTACAGATGATTCCGGCAGTTGCTATGTAATGCTAGAAGATGTGTTCCGCGAAACAATAGCAGATGATTCTACATATCATGTATTTATCACAAAAGAGGGTCAAGGGGACTTATGGGTAGCAGAAAAAACGCCATCCTATTTTATTGTACAAGGGACGAAAAATCTTGCTTTTTCTTGGGAGGTAAAAGCAAAACAAAAAGGTTATGAGATGGAAAGACTTGAAATATGTGATCCAACAGCTACAAAAGAAGAAGCCATTGATTATGAAGAAGAGGGATTTAAAGTTTATACAGATTATGTGGAACAGATAGAAGTCACCAATAACATAGGAGAGGAGAACTGATTATGAAATTGCTTACAAGCTTTACAAAACTGATAACTGGCGAGGGTGTACGTATATCGTATACGTATTCTGAGGTTGATGGAGATGGAAAATTAACGAGTCAAAATAATCGTGGAAATTTTGTAGCAATTGATAAGGAATTAAAAAAACACATTGATGCAATAGATGGATTCATCGAAGAAAATTATCTGACAGAAGCGGAGGAAAAATAATATGGCAAAAATTACAGCTGTAGCTGAAAATGTGAAAGTTGAGGATGCGACAGTCGAAGAGACTGTTACTCCTGTCGAAGATGTGGTGGTAGAGCCGGAAGAAACAATTGATTCTGATTTCAGTGTGGATAATACAGAAGAGAGTTATGACGAAGACGTGATGCCCCTCCCGTCCGGCGAGGAAGATGCGACACCAGTATATAACGGAGATGTCGCACAACAGAGTAGCGAAACAATTGGAAAAAAATGGAACGAATATACAACGGGTACAGATCTTGACGATACAGACGAACTCATGGTACTGGATACGTCTGCAAAAGCCAACAAAAGGACACTACTTTCGAAGCTGGCAGATTATGTATTAGGTAAACTTGCAGACAAAGTGTTTGAAAAACTGGAGACACAAAACAAGACTATTCTCGGTGCGCTTAATGAGTTAAATAGCAAGCAGTCAAAGACCATCTCGGTATCAAATGTGACCGACATACAAACATTAGTAAACAGTGCTGTGGGAGGCACGAACATTCTGTTTCACTTAGCTGGTTCTGGGTATACCGGGAATGATCTGCCTAAAGATACAAAATATGGATATGGATCCGGAATTATTTTTTACCGAAATGCTGGATCGTGTAAAATAGTATTAATTCCGGAAGAAGCAAAGCCAGTCTGGAAAATGTCTAATTGGACAAAATGGAAAGATTTCGCAAATAATATTGTGGATTAATTGGTAGACGATTCTTGGTCTTCCTATTTA